TGTTCCACCGTATATTAGACGGTGGTGACTTTTTAACTCCATCAAGAGAGACTGTATTTGAGTACGTTCCGCTTGTTCCTTGTTACGCAAACTTTGAGATTTCAGAAGACAAGATAATTTATTGGGGCGTTGTAGAGAAGCTAATGGATCCGCAGCGCATACTTAATTACGCAGAATCCAGAAAGATTGGAGAAGGCGCACTGTCTCCACGAGCTAAAAAGTGGATGACTGCTGAACAAGCCGCAGGGTACGAAACTGAAATAGCCACGTTGAACACTAACGCTGATCCAGTACAGTTCTACAACCACGTACCAGATCAACCACCCCCGTTTGAAACTGGCGGAGCGCAGATAAACGCAGGTCTTCAAGAAACTACGCAAGCAATGGATTTACATATTCAAGGTATAGCTAATAAATTAGACCCTACTCAAAACAACGCTTTTGGTCTTCAAAGTGGCGTAGCGTTAGAACGAGTTGAGAATAAAGCAAACAATGGCAACTATGAATATTTTATAGCTCTTGAAGTAGCCATAGCCCACACAGCAACAATACTTAAAACTGGAGCGTTAGCCAGGGTGTACGACGCACGAAGAGAAGTGCAGTTAGACTCACAAGATGGTACAATTAAAACTATTACACTAAACGAACGTATATTTGACCAAGAAACTCAGCAAGTAGTAGAGTTGAACGATCTTTCTAAGGGTTATTACTCCGTTGTATGCTCGGCTGGCCCTGCGTTCAATAACCGACAGGAAGAGGGCAACGCAGCGTTTGAACGTGCTGCGCAGTTAGACCCGACCCTTATGCAGTTGGGTGCAGACATTTGGCTTAGGAATATGTCTGCCCCAGGTATGGACGTTATAGCCGATAGAAAACGTATCCAGATGGTAGTTGCCGGAGTTATACCTGAGAACGAACTTACAGAAGAAGAGAAGCAACTATCAGCGCAGGTAGCAGAGCAGAATAAACAACCAAGTGCTGTAGATCAAGCGCTTATAGCAGAAGCTCAAGCACGTACTAAGGAAACAGAAGCAAAGGCTGCTGACACTATGAGTAAGATAGAGGAGCGTCAGAACAAACACCAAATAGCTATGGAGCGATTGATGTTGGACGGGCAGAAAGCTGCGCAAGCACAGCAAGATAAACAAAATGAAGTAATGATAGACTTAGTTAAGTCACAAGATAATCAAATTAAGATACTCGCAGAGACGTTAGTAGACCTTAGAAACGCATTAGGCGCTGATGAAATTGTGAGTGGTGAAACCGCATTAGCGTATAAGCAGACAGCACGTAAGCTGTCCGAAACTATAGCAACGTCAGAATAACCGTACTGGACGAGTCCAGGGATAGGCTACGGTAGCCTTAATATCGGGAGAAAGATTATGGTAGACCAAATTGTAGAAAGTAGTGAAAGCACAGACGAAGAGGTTCTTGACGGACAAGAACAGTCTAAGGTTGATCCAGACAGGGGCTTAAGCCCTATAGAGGATGATCCAAACGACGAAGAATCCGGGGACGATACATCTAATGATGATACTGATGAAAGTTCAGGGGAGAGTAAAGAAGAAAAGGCTGCTAAGAAAGAAGCCTACGGTGTACAGAAGAAGATCAACAAAATGCACCGTGAGAAGAAAGAAGCTGAGGAGAGAGCAGAATCTGAACGTGCAGCACGTGTAGAGTTAGAAAGGAAGTATGCTGAAGCTACTAAGGTGGAATTGAAAGAAATTCCACCAATTCCCGATTATCTTGACCCTGATCGTGATGCTAAGATGGCAGAACGTGACCGGATAATCATAGCTCACGCTACTGAGTCAGCAAGGAAAGAGGCCGAAAATCAGGCATCTTTGCAAAGGTTGCAAACTACTCAGAGAACGCACGCTGAAAAAGTAAACGCAGCAGTAGAGGCGTCTTATGAAGGAGCAAGTACACTTAAAATTGACAAGAAAGAGTTTGATGCAAGTCAAGCTGTTTTAGGTACGTACCTTAAAGGTAAAGCTGATTTAGCTATGTATCTACTGGAAGACTCAGATGGGCCGTTGAACATTACCTATCTGGCCCAAAATCTTCCTGAACTTGACAAGGTTAGTAAAATGACGCAAACGCAAGCTGCTGTTTACATTGCAACAAAAGTTACTCCGCAGGCTAAAAAGCTTAAACCGAAAACAACAAACACGCCAAAACCTCCGAATCACCCAAGAGGTAACAAGAACGTAAGGGGCGATGATCCTCGGATAAAAGGCGCTACTTTTACGTAAGGAGATAAAATAGAATGCCTAACGCTACTAATAATCTGGACTCGAATTTTACAAGAAAACTGGCAAGAGTATTTTTGGCTGAATTTGAATCAAACCGAATCATGTCAAAAAACGTTAACACGCAGCTTTTGAAAGGCAGATTTAACCCTGCTTCTGGTGCGAACGTTGACTTTAAACGCCCAACTGATTTTCTGTCTGTACGTACCTCAGATGGTGATGTGTCAAGCGAAACTGTAAATAACATCATCACTGGTAAGGCAACTGGAACCGTCCAGAACTACTTTACCGCTTTCGTTGATTACGACGAAGCTGATGAAGCTATCAAACTTGACCAGCTTGACCAGTTGCTTAGACCTTTAGCAACTCGTATCAAAACTGATCTTGAGCTTGACTTTGCATCTTACATGATGAAAAATTGTGCCCTTCTCGCCGGTACTGTTGGCACAGCAGCAGACACCTGGGAAGATATTGCTGAAGCTGGCGCTATGATGCAGGCTCACGGTGTGCCAATGGATGCTCCTTGGTACTATGCGGTTAATCCGTTTACCCAAAGAAAACTCGCCACTAACCAGCGCTCATTAGGTTCTGGCGGAAACTCCGGTAAACTGATTACCGAAGCGCATGAAAAAGCCAAAATTGCTTCTGACTATGCCGGTTTTGATGCCGTTATGACCGCAACAACTCTTGCAAGTTACACAACTGCTGCTGGCGCTGACAAAGCTGGTACACTGTCAGGAACCCCAACTGTAACTTACGTTGGAGCAAAGGACACAATGACTCAGGTACTCGCTGTAACCGCATTAAACGGCGGGTCTGACCTTGTTGTAGCTGCTGGCGAGCGTATCCAAATTACAGGGCGCAATCGCTTGAACCTGTCTACCCGTGAAGTCATCCTTGATGACGCAGGGGCAATGATTCTGTGGACTGGTACAGTAACAACCGGCGTTACACTCACATCTGGCGCAGGCAACCTTACTGTAACCGGCCCTGCTATTTACGAATCAGCAGGTGCTTATAACACAGTTGACTCTTCTCCTGTATCAGGTGATGTTATTACTATGCTTGGTGCTGCAAGTACAACATACCAGCCGAATCTGTTCTGGCACAAAAATGCTTTCTCTATCGGTTCCGTACCGATTAAGAAGCTCCACAGCACAGACACATTGGCAACAACCGAAGATGGCCTTCAGTTCAGAATTTCCAAAGGTGTCAACTTCCTTGAGAATAACCAGAAAGTCAGGTTTGACTTTAGACCTGCTTATGCGGTGTTGAATCCGTTCTTTGCTGGACACGGTTTCGGCTCGTAGTAGTTAACCCACGTTAGCGCCTTTAATTAGGCGTTAACTTTTAAACTTTTACGGAGATACTATAATGGTTACAAGCAAACAAAAAAGTGAAGCAAAAACAAAAGTAAAGAAGGCAAAGAAAGGTTTTATCGTGTGGGAAAAACCTTCCGGTATTAAGGTTGAGACTAACGATGAATTTTTCAATGTTGACGCTGCGCAGAGTCTTGGTTGGACTCGTGTAGGGGAATAAAATAAACGCATTAAGAGGAGTTACAAATGTCGGAAACAGTTGAAGCCATATTAAGAGATGCGTTTGAAGACATAGTTGTGTCTGTAGACGAAGCTGCTTTAGAGTCCTCTGATGCACAAACTGGCATACGTATAATCAATCGAATTATGCACACACTCGCCGCTAACGGAGCCGACTACGACGATTACGTTGACGTTGACTCCGTTGACGACGAAGTGTTAATTGACGATGGCGCTGTAGATGCGCTTGTATCAGTAATAGCACTAAGACTGTGGCCTAAGTATCGTAAAGGCTCAGCAACACAAGAAGTTCTTGTTAACGCAAGAAACGGAATCAAGCAGTTGTACAAACTTAAAGTAACGTTAACCGAATCTCAATTCCCAGGTATACTGCCTGTAGGCTCTGGACACATGGGTAATGAGACTGGGCCGTTCTACTCAGGCGTTGATGAAGAAGCAGCAGAGTTAGCTGCTGCAATCCTTTTGGAGTAACAAATGGCAGAACTTAATTTAACAAACGGATTTTACATAAGTGACTCGTTACCTTTCTCACATCAAAGGTGTCAGAATCTCTACGTAAACATTCCACAGCAACCTTCGTTCTCACAGAAGTCTTTGTTCGGAACTCCTGGCATACGTTCGTTAGGAACTACCGGAGCAGTTTTACAGAAGAACAGGGGCGCACTTAAAAAAGACGATATAGCGTATTGTGTTAATGGCACGACGCTTTATAGAATAGATAAAGTAACTACGTTGGGCATTGTTAGTTACCCTTCAACCTCGCTTGGAACAATAGCTGGCGATGGTCGGGTGTCAATGGCAACTAATGGCACGCAGTTAATGGTCTTAGTCCCTGGTGGCGCAGGCTACGTGTATAACGAAGATGCAGTACCGGCGTTTGCTGAAATCACAGATGGAGACTTTACTGCAAGCGGTAATCCTCAACACGTAGTGTTCGTTGACGGTTACTTTCTTGTCACTACAGACGAAAAGAAGTATGCAGTATCTAATTTAAATGACGCACTATCATGGGACGCGCTTGACTTTGGTTCAGCGGAATCTGATCCTGACGCAGTAGTTGCACCTCTTATAGTGAATAATCAAGTATATATAACTGGAACAGAAACGACAGAAGGTGCTTCAAATATGGGTGGAAGTGGTTTCCCGTTCCAACGAAACGGTGTATTTTTGGATAAAGGTTGCGTAGCGCCTTTTACCCTTATAAAGAGCAACGTTTCATTTTTCATGGTCGGTGCAGGTAAGAACGAATCACCCGCAATATGGCAGTTTACAAATAACTCCTATACACGTATCTCTACAACTGCGATTGAGAACGTGCTTAACGCCTACTCTTCAACAGAGATAAGTAACTCCTTTGCAATAGCTTATTCAAAGAAAGGCGCTTACTTTGTGTCCTTCTCATTTCCTGATCGAACGTTTACTTACGACTTAACCACACAACTTTGGCACGAACGAGTATCCTTTATAAACAAGTCAGATACCAAATGGCGTGTAAGTTCTTTATTAAGTGTGTATGGTATTACAATGGTTTTCGACAACATTGACGGAAGATACGGAGAGCTTGTACAGGGATTAAATACAGAATACGACGAACCAATTATAAGTCTTTGGACTACTCAACCGTTTGTTGGTGACGGCGAAATATCATTAGTTAAAATAGAACTGACTATGGAAGCTGGTGTAGGTGACTCTACAACTACTGACCCTGTTGTCTCTATGGCGCTGTCTAAAGACGGTAAAGTGTTCGGAGCAGAGCGTAACCGTAAAATAGGTAAAGTTGGAGAATTTCACAAGAGAGCAATATGGCGTAAGAACGGCACGTTCTCAAGAATGGCTGTGTTGTTATTTAGAATATCTGACCCTGTTAAGAAAGCTATATTGAAGCTGGAGGCCGAATGATAGTAACTCCCCCAAGCAACGTAAGCATCGTTGATGAAGAAGGTTTCATGCGTGAGTTGTTTAGAGATTTCACCTTCAAAGTATCAAGGCTTTCTCTTATGTCAGGTTCAGGCAGCCCAGAGGGTGTAGTTGAAGCAGAGCAGCTTAGAATGTATATGGATACAGCAGGAACAGCAAGCGCTATTATGTACGTAAAGAGAGACGCAGATATTGGTGGCGATAAGACACAAGGTTGGATTTTAATATAATAAGAGGTTTATTATGGGCGCAGGATGGGACGCATTATTTACGATAGGCGGTGCGATAGTAAGTAGCATGATTACCGACAAAGCAGCAGGCGAGCAAGCTGATGCGATAGTTAACGCACAAGGTATATCTAAAGAAGCTGCCGAAAAAGCAAGTAAAGACATACTAACTTCTTATGATGCCGCTTATAACGGCTTAGTTACTAATGTTCAAGCAGGTATTGACGAACTTTCAAGTGGTGCTAATACTGCTTCCGGTATAATAAACAATGGACTTCAAGAAGCAAACAAGCAGTTAGCTGCTGGTTTTGACGGCGCTTACCAAACTGTTGGTTATCTCGGTAAGAAAAGTCTTGCTGATACGTCAGAAGGTTTCTTGAAAGCTGGGCAGACTGTTTCAGATCAAGCTGTAAAGGCTAAAGGTGAGTTGACTACAGGCTTTGACCAAGCAACCGCTGACTTAGGTACTCAAGCAGCATTAGGTGAGAACGCGCTTAAACAGGGATTTGCGCAAGGTGCTACAGATTTAACAGGACAAGCAGCTAAAGGTATAAACGCGTTAAACACAGGTTTTGGTGAAGCTAAAGGCGCAGTACAGGCCGGAACAACAGCGGGCTTAGGCGAGGTTGCAAAATTTGCAGATACAGGTGAAGCTGCGTTAGGTAAACAAGCAGCTTTTTCTGGTGCGTTAGGTTCAGCAGCGCAGCAACAAGCGTTTGACTCGTTCTCAGAATCTCCTGGGCAGAAGTACCTTAGAGAGCAACAAGAACAAGCACTTCTAAGGAACTCGGCAGCTATTGGTGGGCTTGGTGGGGGAAATGTACGTAAGGCACTACAGGAACAAGCAGCAGGTATAGCAGCACAAAATTACCAGCAGAACTTCAACAATCTTGGAGGACTGTCTGCGGGCGGTTTAAACGCAGCAACTACACAGAGCGGTATACAGACTGGTGCAGGTTCACAACTTGCGTCATTAGCAGCACAACAGGGTGTGTCCGTGCAGCAGTTAGAGTCCGAATTAGGATCAGCATTAGCTACTTTAGCAGCTCAAGAGGGTATATCTGTAGAGGCTGCAAAAGCCAAGTATGGAGAGCAGTTAGCTTCTGTATCTGCGCAAAAAGGAATATCACTTGCAGATGCAAGCACAGCTTTAGGCACGGCACAAGGCAACCTTGCAACCGGTAAAGGTACAGCACTTACTGGAATAAACACAACTGCCGGTTCTCAGCTTGGTACGTTACAAGCTCAGAAAGGACAGATAGGGGCTGCAACTACAACAGCTAACGCAGCACAGCAAGCAGGTTTAGAGAGCAACGCTTCAACTAATATATCTAATTTAGTTACCAGCGCTGGGCAACAACTTGCAGGGTTACAAACTGGAGCAGGTACGAACTTAGCGAATATTGCACTTGGACAAGGCTTACAACAGGCAGGTTACGCAGGACAATTAGGCGATGCAAAATCGGCAGGTACATTAGGAACTGGCGCAGCAATACAGAACGGTCTTGCAGGAGTAGCTAACATTTACGGATTCCAAGGTTACCCACAGCAAAAACCAGTAGCAGGGGCAGTAGTTTGATTACTTTCAAAGTCATAGGTGGTAACGACTTTATATACTATTATAAGTATATACAGGAAATGAAGTCTACAAACCTATCTCCAGAAGTGTGCTTAGGCCGATGCTTAACAGGACAGTATCACGGTCTTGCAGGATTTGAGGGCGAGAAGTTCGCTGGCATTATGGTTTATTATGTTACAGGCGATGTTTGCAGAGTTGTTTATCTACACGCTATTAATGCTGTAAAGAAGTTTAGAGACGACTTTTATGAGTTGCTAAAAGAACGTCGTGTAAAGAGTGTACAAGCCGAATCAACCCACAATGAAAAAGCTTATGAAAGACTAATGGGCATGAAGAAATTATATACAGTCTACGGGAGAACCTTATGATATACTCAGACAAGAAGTTAGAGAAGTTATACCTTAAACTTAATTGTGGTGGAGATGGTGGAGATGGCGACGGTGGCGCTCCGGTAGGTTTCGGTGGCGGTGGCGGTGTAGCTACTGGTGCAGGTTTCGGTGGCGGTGGCGATCTTGGTGTCGGTGGAGAAGGTACTGGTAATGTAGGTGCGAGCGGGCCTGTAGGTGGACAAGGTCAAGCATCTGAGCCAGGTTTCTTAGGCTCTATTGCACAAGGTTTCTCTGACAATATGGCAGATGTACCTACAGCGTTGAACGTAGGTCTTACCGCTTTAGGTCTTCCTGTAGCCGGTGCTGCTGCTGTAGCTGCTGGATTAGACGCAATTACAGGAGCAATAGGTGGCACACCCGATCCTGATGCAGACGTTGGTTTAGGTGACGCAGGCGGACCTGTCCCTAATGGAAATACGCTTCCTCAAGTAGCCAATGGCGGTGGGCCTTTGCCCCCTAACGCTTCGTCCGTTGACGCTGGCCCAATTCCCGTACCACCCCCGCTGAACCCAGGATCACAGTTTACTGGCTTTAACATACCTAAAAGAACGTTACTGCAACAACTGGCGTTCGGATCAAAAGGCGGTGCTTAATGGCTGACTCAATACTTGCACAAATAGCTAACCCTGTGTTGGCTAATATCCCAGGGGCTATTGACGCTGGACGAATAACAAAAGAACGTATGCGGACTAACGCAGCTAACACGGCGTTAACTAATCAAAAGACAACTGACCTTCAGAACGTGGCTATGGCACAGCAAGGCGTATTAAATACGCTGCCGGAAGGGCTTACTCCTTTTGAGAAAAATATGTTTACACTATCTGTACGTGATCCAGAAGGTTACGAAGCAGTAAGCAAGATGAAAGGTAACTTAGATGAACAGGGTATAGTTGAGGTAGGTAACAATCTTGCTATGGTTAGTGCAGTCCCTATGGAACAAAGCAAGCCTTTACTCAAAGAGTCTATAAAAAGATTAGGTAATAAGTCTTCATTTTTGAAAGGGCTACTTGAAGAGACACTCGAAGAGACAGACGAAAAGGTTTATAAAGCTCAGATATTTAAACTACTTGGCTTTGTTAATAAGAGTGGCGCACGTGGTAAGCAGTTTCAGAAGCAACAGGAGATTGGCATTGACCAACAGAACGCTGACTCTACTACTAAGAACGCAGAAACTGACGCTATTGTAGCGCCTATAGAAGCTGGCGCTAAGGTTCAGGCTGCTGGCGCTAAGGTTCAGGCTGCTGCTACTGGCGCAGGTAACTTGAAATTAAAACAAATAGACCAGACGTTTGAAGACTCACTAACGCAGCAGTACATAGGGGAAGGTCAAGACCCAGTTAAAGCAAGATTAAAAGCTAAAGGCGATATAAAGCAAGGTAACCTTGGCCCAAAAGATGAATTTTTTAAAACACTTTCAGACGAAGACAAGCGCGCGTACTTTTTAAAGTCTCTTGTCAATGTTGATCTAAGTAAGCCACAGGATTCCATTATTACTAAAGCTAACGAAATGATTGGAGCAAAGTTAGGCGAAGACATGGCGGATGTATGGAAAGGCGGTAAAGAAGCTGTGACTCAGAATCAGATGCTTGACAGGGTTGCGTTAGCTTTATCAAGAGGAGCTAAAACTGGGGCTGGCCAAGAACTTATATTAAATATGAAGAGTTTAGCAAAGACGTTCGGTCTTCCTGTAGGAGATTTAAGTGAGCAAGAGGTTATACGTAAAGTGTCAAATGAGATGGCATTAAGGTTACGTAATCCTGCTAGTGGTCTTGGTTTAACTGGTAACACTTCCAATAAAGATTTAGACTTCCTTAAAGCTTCAGTTATAGGCTTAGCCAGAACAAAAGAAGGTAATATTGCAATTATAAAAGCTATGCGTAAGTTTAATGAGTATAAAATGGCGCTTGCTCAAGAACAGAACCGACTTATTAGACTTAATAAAGGCTCAACACCTTTAGACTTAGCAGGAAAAATGCTTGATTTTGCAGACAACTTTGAGCTATACTCCGACGAAGAACGTGCAGCTATCGAAGCCGCCTTACCTGAAGGTGTAGCTATTGGCGACGACTACTTACCGCCAGTTTTTGGTAACGACGACGGAGTTGTGCCTGAAGGCGTTCCACCAGGATCAAAAAAGGTAGGTACTTCAAACGGTAAAGATGTATACGAAGCACCTGACGGAAAACGGTACATGGAGGAATAATGACTTTTAAAGAAGTTACTGGTATTACATTAGACCAAACTAAGTTTAAAGAAGTTAATAACGTCGTGTTAGACGTGCCTACTGAACCAGTGCCAGACACGTTTAAAGCCCAAAGAAAGATTTTGGGCTTAGACGAAGGTGCAGTCACCGCTGATGATATAGGGATAGTTGGTGAGAACACACCTTGGTTGAATGTGTTAGCGGAAGGTATGGACAACGTACCTTCAAGTGCAAAACAGTTTGCTAAAGATACGTTTAACACAGTATTTCATCTTTGGGAGACGGTAAAGGGTGTTACTGGTCTTGCTGTAGGTGCAGCACAAAAACTCCATCCTGGCGAACAGGAGCAAGAGAAAAATGTTGATTTACTTGTGGACTTTATGAAAGATCGCTATGGTAGCGTTGAAGGATTAAAACAAACTATAGCTAATGATCCTGTTGGTATGTTAGCTGATGCAGTTAGCTTTATGGTTCCAGGTGGTGCAGCGTTAAAGACTGCTGGTGCAGCAACAAAACTTAATGTGCTTAGGACTGTGGGTGGTACTATATCTAAAACAGGCGCATTATTAGACCCTTTAAACGTGATTAAAGCTGGAGCAAAGCTGCCCTTTAAACTTATACCTAAAAACAAAACTACCAATATGTACAAACGGGCTGTTAAGTTTAGTTCAAGAATACCAGAAGACGAGCTAAACCTAATAGTCAATACAGCCATTGACAACCAGATACTTCCTACATACGATGGTCTTCATAAAATTGCAGCTAAAACAAACGTGCTTAATAAAGAGATTACTGACATGATCCAAGTAGCTGCAAGCCGTGGAGAACAGATCCAGATCAGCGACTTTTTAAAGCACCTTGACAAACTAAAGACAAGAACAGCGCTTAATTACGATAAGAAGATAGACAAAGTTGTTGCGAGTTTTATTGACCAAAACGCTGTTAAGAAGAACACGTCAACTATGTCTCCAAAAGAAGCACAGCGTGTTAAGTTAGAGCTTTATGACGAGCTAAACAAAGCTTACGCTACAATGGCAGCAAAGCCTATTCCAACAGAAACTAAGATGTTAATCGCAAGGAATATTAAAGAGTCGTTAGAGCTAATCATACCAGAGATAAAGCAACTTAACGCAAATGAGAGCGCGCTACTCTCGCTTAGGGACAATATAGAAGGAAGAGTGGCTACGCTATCTAAAGGTAACTTAATAAACTACGATAGGATGGCACGATCTGCTGTTGGTGGTGTTTTCGGAGGGCCTCTTGGCGCTTCTGCAGGATTAAGTCTTGGAGTGTTATCGGCTCCAACTGTTCAAGCTAAAATAGCACTTGTATTAGACAGTATAAGAAACAAAGGTATAAAGATCACGCCTACAAGAACAGCAATCGGCTTGGGCTTAATAACGCCTGAACGTATAAAGGAGAATGAATAATGCCAAGAGTAATAGACGGATTTACGCAGTTCTTTGATAACGCTGGCGCACCATTAGTGGCCGGTACGCTAAAGTTCACGGAGTCAGGTTCAAACGCTACACTTAAAGACACATACTCAGATTCCGCTGAAACCGTAGCCAACACTAATCCTGTAGTGTTGGATGCTTCTGGCCGTTGTTCAAGTGTATTTGGCACAGGGTCATATAGAGTAACCTCTTATGATAGTGACGGTGTTCAGATTGAGCAGTTCGACCCTATGCCTGGGATTGGTGGCGTAGGGGACTTTGCAGATTGGGATACTACGGTTACTTACGCTGCAAGGGATATTGTTGTAGGTTCTGACGGAGCTTATTACCGTTCCTTAGTTGGCTCAAACACAGCCAACGATCCAGCGTCCGGTGCAGAACCAACCTATTGGGAAGTAGTGCAGCTTATATCAGTATTCAACGTAAACAAGGCTTATGCAGTTGACGAGATTGTTTTATGGACTGACGGTGTCTTATATACCTGTGAAACTGCAACTACAGCCGGTGATACACCTGTAACGGAACCTACTAAATGGTCGCCCGACATTACTTACACAACTGTAGCAAGCCATGCAACAACAAGCGCCATATGGGCAGTAAAGAACTCTATAATAAGCTTCACAGGTTCGGAGACAATTACCGATTTTCCAGCAGCTACTAAAGCTGGAGAAGAGCGGTTGCTTATATGCGCAGGTGCAGCGGTCTTCACTCATGCTGGCAATATCACTGTGCAGGGCGGGCTTACTTATACAGCAGCAGCCAATTACGTTGTTGTAGTCACAGCCCTGACTACCACCACTTTTCATGTAAGACCTACAACTATTACTGCTGGTACGCTTGGTGCGTTAATTGCCGGAGCTACAGGGAAAACTACTCCTGTTGATGCGGACTCCCTTGCGCTTGTGGATAGCGCAGCTTCGAATATTATTAAAAAACTCACAATAGCTAATCTTAAAGCGCTTCTTGTTTCGGATACCGCTTATAACGCTACTTCATGGAACGCTGTTACAGACGTAGCTCCGTCTAAGAACGCCGTAAGAGATAAAGTAGAGACACTTGCTCCGTTGGCTGCACCTGCATTAACAGGCACAGTTACTATTGATGGTATTATTAGCCTTAGTTCTGGCGCTATCTCTACAACGTCGTCTTTAGGCGTCCAGTCAGATGGAAACGTGCTTCAGTTGATAACTACTGGCGCACACGCTATGAGTTTTTTAACAACCAACACTACCAGAATGACAGTAGCTGCGGGCGGAGCTGTTAACGTTGTTGGAGCATTTTCTAAAGGTAGCGGATCATTTAAGATAGACCATCCTGTAGATCCTGATAACAAATTCTTGTATCACTCTTTTATAGAGGGGCCGAGAATTGACCTTGTTTATCGGGGGGTTGCAAAGCTTATAAACGGAACAGCAATCATTGACTTGAACAAAGATTCTTCTGTTGCTGGAATGATGGACGGAACGTTTGAAGCGCTTACACAAAACGCTGTTGTTACAAGTTTACATAATCAAAACGGATTTGCACGTGTTAGGTCTGAAAAGATAACTGGCGCTAAGTTTAAAATAGTTAGCGAAGAATCGGCTTCTACAGACGAAGTTGCTTGGGTTGTCATGGCTGAACGGGCTGACAAGTTTATTAAGACTTGGGACGTGACAGACGCTAATGGCCGTATGGTTCCTGAACAAGATAAAGAGGAAGCTGCGGTTGAAGACCTTAAAGCGTTAGACCCTGAAATTGTGGAAACTGACGAGAAAGACAAACCTGACGAGATAGCTGCTGTAAACGAATTGACACAAAAGAAAGGCCACCGTATACACTTTGAAGCATACGGGGTTACAAGACCTGAGAGAGTTAAACGGTTCAAGTATAAGAGACCTGTTAAATCCTAAATGGAGTTAAACATGACCGGAATCACGAAAGAGACTTTCAAAGAAGCAGATACACACACTAAGTTAGATATTCTTTTCGATTACATTAAGGACATTTACAACCTTCAAGAGACACAAAACGGCACATTTCTTAATCATATAGATGTTTGCAACGCTAAATTTTATAAGCTAAATAAGAAGAAAATGAAAGATACAGCAATAGCCAGTGGTTTTGGCCTTATAGGTGGGTTCGCTGCTATCCTTGCTAAACTAAAGATTTGGGGGTAGCATGATTAACTTTTCAGAAGCAGAATTTAAGTGTTGCCGTGAGTGTAAACTCGGTTTTGAGAGTATGAATGAGGACTTTGTGCGTATGTTGGATATTGCAAGAACTCATGCAAATACGCCCTTTAAACTTACTTCAACTATTCGTTGTAGTGTACACAACAAAACTGCCGGTGGTTCTGAAACTTCAAGTCACCTTACTGGTTGTGCAGCAGACATTGCTTGCGCAGATTCAAGTAGCCGTTATAAGATTCTTTACGGATTACAGCAAGCAGGTTTTGAACGAATTGGAATTGCTAATAACTTTATACACGCAGATTCAGACAAGCATAAACCAAAGGAGTTAATATGGACATATTAGGAATAGGCAACGCCGTTATGGGGGCTATTGACACAGTAGCAGACAAGTTTTTTGTGGATGCTAAGGACAAAGAAGCGTTTAAGCTTCAAGCTCTAAAGATGGCTCAGGACGGTAAGTTTAGAGAACAGGAAAATAAACTTAGTGTTATTCTTGCAGAAGCTAAGAGCGCTGATCCTTGGACAAGTAGAGCAAGGCCGTCGTTCTTATACATTATGTATATCTTGATTTTGTTCTCTATTCCTATGGGGATTTTATCGGTCTTTAAACCGGATACCGCAACGCAGGTTGCTACAGGTATGCAAGCGTGGTTGAACGCTATACCAGACGGCCTGTGGGGAGTGTTTGGCGCAGGTTATCTTGGCTACGTTGGCGCACGTGAGTACGGTAAAAGTAAACTCATAAATAAACCTTAGTTCCTACTTGCATAAGGTGGTTTTTTAAATTTCTTTGGGTGTTTTCGTCTTGGTGCGGGAACACCCAAAGTTGCGTGTTTACCAAACAGTATGTCGTACTCAGGTTCTCTGTAACGACCACCTTTCATTAACGGGTGTCCTTCCTTACGTCTACGTTGAACCCTGTCCCATTCACCTTCCCAACTGTCCAAGTACGCTTCTGCTTTCTTAATGTATATTGGTTCGTTCCAACCCCATTTTCCACTCATTAGTCTGCCTCCGCCCAATTACGTCCGGTGTGTGTATCTACCTTTAATGGTACGTCCAACTTAACCGCATTTTCCATTACATAGTCTAACTCTTTAAGTGCTTCCATACCTTCTGGTGTGTGAGGTGCGCTTGTGTCAACTTCATCATGTACAAACAAATGAGGTACAAGAGTCTCAAACAACCCTGCTTTATAAGCGTTTAACATTCCTTGCTTAAATATATCTGCTGCGCTACCTTGCATGAGCCTATTGAACATGGAGTGCAGCTTCCTGCTTGGATGCGTACGTGCCTTGCGCCCTAATATAGTGAAGATATATCCACGCTGTTTGGCAACTCTCGATACGGCGTTTCGTGTCTCTTTTATATAAGGTGCTGTTTTATGGTACGATTCCATGAACAACTGGGAATCTGACATTGACCAACCGAACAAGGTTGAAGCACTTGGTATACCAATACCGTAAGCTCCACCAAAATTAAGCCTTTTTGCAGTACGTCTGTCAAATCCCGTAGCATCCTGTATCATCTTATGAAAGTCAGTATTAGGGTCGTGGTTATACTGTTCTCTTAGTTCTATTGACCCTGGGCCTGTGGCGTAGTGCGCTATAATCCTGTACTCTATTTGTGAGTAATCAGACTTAGCCCACAAATGACCTTCCTCTGGTATAAACAACTCTCTTAATATTTTACCTTTAAGCAAGTCTAACTCGTTGTCCTCTTCGCCTTCTTCCTTAATAGCGGACACTTGTTGTAGGTTAGGTTGTGAGCATGAGTAACGACCTGACACCGTTCCATACTTATCTGACCTTAAAGGGTTAAACGAAGCATACAACCTTCCGTCAACAAGCATATCGCTGTAGGGCATTAAGAACATATTTATCATAGTGTCCCAATGCCGGTATTCCAGTATCGTTGCGCAAATTGGGTCACGTTCAGCCATCTTTGTCAGCGCCATCTTGTCAAGGTTCGGGTTTCCTTCCGTCTTACCCTTTAGTATCATATTCTGTGTAGGTGGTTTTCTTGGGTAAGGTATTCCTTTACGATCAAACAACTTTGCTAACTGAGCAGACGAACCTACGTTAAAGTCCTGTCCTGCCCAAGCTACTAACTTCTTCTTTACTTCAAAGTGCCTATTTGCTGTCTGAATACTGACCTGCCCAAGCTTCTTCTCGTCTATACGCACACCGTTACGTCGCATCTGTAGCATTAACGGTATAAGCGCTATCTCAAGCTCGTAGATGCCCCAAAGGTTCTGACGTTCTAAGGCCCGTTTCTGCTTAGAGAAGATTTCCAATGGCAGTATAATGTCGTTAAGTGTGTACTCTTCTGCAACCTTGAACGGCATCCGCCAAATGTTAGCTATCGCTTTACCTTGCCAACCCATGTGCTTATGGTAGGCTTCAAGAACATCTGTCTTCTTACGGTTGACAGAGTATTTCTTAGCAAGACTTGATAAGCTATAAGAACGTGCGTACTCGTCCAATAAAGGTTCAGCAAACTGTACGTCGTGAGATACACCGTTTACTTCGTAACCTTCAAATTCCAACCACTCTTTATCGTACTTGAAGTTAGCTCCAAGTTTAGGGCCGACCGTAGGTAATAGTGTTTTAAGCACGTTCCTGCTGCGCTCTTTTGTCGCTTCGTCTGAGTCAGGGTGCGTAAGCGACAGGTAGTGCGCCATGTCACCGCCTGGGGTTTCCCGTCCGATGCCCACTCCGCAAATATAACCCTTACCCCTGTGCGTACCTGGGCCTTTGGTTAACAGTTCAGGGTCATAAGTCTCTATATCAACTGCCAACACTCTTGCTTGCTTATACGCTTCAATTTCGTTGTCTGATATGTAAGGCATTGTTACTCCTTTCTGTAGTGTACACCACAATTAAAAATTAAAATATTTTGCTGGATAATATCGGGGCCAGCTTGGGGCCAGCAAAGTCAATCGGCTTTTTGTCCTTGTCATTCCGACATAGAGACACCGCAACTCTGCATCACGTTGCTTTTCAAACTCATTGCTTACCCTCAATGAAAGATCAGGTGAAACTATCACATTATCTTTTTCAGTACCCTTTGAGCTATGAAAAGTCTCCAATAAAACCGGCTCTTTTTCTAAACCCCCATTGCTGAAAAGCCTTTCATAGAAGGCGATTTTGGCCTTTGGTTTGTCTAAAACCTCTTGCCATTCCTTACCTACAGAAATATCTTTAAACAGGTTTCCAAACTTCTTTATATCAAGCTGTGAGCGCTCGCCTTTTAAATACTGCTTATAGGTGTTTATACCTTTTAAAGTTACTGGCTCTGCACAAGTATAACCCTTCCTTATATAATGGACGCCCATCAATTCCAGTTCTTCGCACAACTCTCTAAGCTTATAGTTCGTACGTGCTAAGATAAGTTCGCCACCTTTTAAATCCATGCTTGTTAAATTGGGCGCTCTGTCAACAATCCCCTCTTCTCCGTTGGATATAAAGTCCTTACGTTTCCTAAGTGATATATCTCCTGATATTCTGTTAGCTATCTTACATACTTTCTCTGGCAGCCTGTAACTCTTATGGAGTACCGTACTCGTTTTAGAGAACCCAAGGAACTGCCGTGTGTCAGCTCCCGCCCATTCATACACGCTCTGGTCATCATCTCCAGCGACAACTATCTTCTTAACGTTCTTAAACATATGGGTTACCACTTTCCATTGCAACGGGGTTAAGTCCTGCGCTTCATCAATGTAAGCTACGTCAACGTCAAACGGTTTACAGAACGCTATGTAGTCTTCTAACAGATCATCAAAGTCCTTAATACCTAACTGCTTTTTAATGGCAGCGTAGTTGAGCTTTATATAGTCGTACTTTCTGGCGTTCATATGCTTAGACATTTTAACAGATAGCGCAGGGTTATGCTTCTCCATACTTAACGCATGAAGATACTCATCGTTAGGGCTTGTAAAGTCCTGCGTATAGTAGCCTGTAAAGTTAATACCTATCTTCTCAGATAACATCTTATAATGCTTTATCTGTAGCATATCATATTTACGCATACCAAGTTCCCTGAAACATAGCGAGTGTATGGTACGAAAGAACGGAGTATCAGAAGCCTTTAAACTGAACTTCTTATGCGCTCGCTTAGCTCCTTCATACGTCCCTTGTTTGGTGTAAGATACGAACGCTATGCTATTAGGCTTAATCGTCTTCAAGTCTTCCATTATCAGTGACATTAGATAGGTTGTTTTTCCGGTTCCAGGAGGCCCGTATATCGTACGTTTCTTCATTTCTTAATCTCCTTGTTAGGGTAGCATGATAATAATGCTGCAAGTTTACCCATTAAACTACCTACCTCTTCAGGTGTGTGACGTGTGTAGTCTTTACTGTTAATAAGGCACACAACAGCGTACAAAGCTATCTTGGCCTCTTCTTTGTTAAGCTCTATATTGTCGTCTTCTTTCATTAAGTCGTTAGCCATCAAAATTTCTCCTCTTCTTTAAAGTCCATTGCCACTTCCTTCATACGTTCCTTGCTTAGTGTAAGATACGAACGCTATTCTGTTAGGCTTAATCGTTTTCAAGTCTTCCATGATAAGGGACATTAAGTACGTAGTCTTGCCTGTTCCTGGTGGGCCATAGATCGTGCGCTTCTTCATAGCTCTTTTCTCCTTCCAAGACCTAATGACACTGCAAAAAACGGAAGACACAACGATACTTCAAACGTAAAATATTCTGATCTCCACCAAATACCTATACCGATATGCTTTTCAAACCAAATATCAAACCTCTTTAAGTCGTCGTTCATCAAAATTTCTCCTCTTCTTTAAAGTCCATTGCCACTTCTTTATATGCTTCGCCTGTCTTAGCTGCTTTTAACTCCTTCTTCTTTAACGCCAACTTCTCACGCTCAGGATTACGGTCAATATCTATTAACCTACCCTTCTTATGCTGCTCTTTAAGCTCTACGTAATTAAAGTTCATGGGCTTATGCCTTATGCGTATTGACCCACGCTTAACTCCATAGTCAGTTAGCAGTTTTCTATGCTGCATCTTTGTTACTGCTCGTAACGTCTGACATTGTAACAAATGCTCTTGCAGTATAGCAGCTTTAAAATAAAGTTTGTTACCTTTCAAGTACACAAGGCCATCTAATAACTGTTCACGTCTTATCGCCTTACGTGTAGAAAGAAACTCTCCAACTTTCTCAATCCAATGCGATCTGTCCGACATTCCTGCGCCTATTTCATCGTCAACCTCCACTACGTTGGCTAACGCATTATTTATTATCTTAATCCATACAGTTTCTTTGAGTTTGTTAGGAATTTTATTCAGTTTACTGCCACATAATGCTCTAAACCTGTCTTGTCCCATCAAATCTTTTATACCGTAAAGTACAAATGATACTCCGTTCACTTCCCATAGGTAATACTCATCATCATCGTCACCTTTAAAACGTTTTAACTGCCCAAATTCAAAATCACTTACGAACTGCCCACCGACCCCGTACTTACGTGTGCCACAAACATCTTTTATGCAATACTCCTTTAGTAAAGGCGAATTACAGGCATAGTGGTAGTCTTTTTTATTAAGGGAAGCAACTACGGTTGTGTCTAATCTTACGTAGTCTAATGGATCGAGTGTATTGTTGTTAAGAAGGTGTAAATTCTCTGCGAACGCTTCACCGAAACGTGCTTTAAGGTACACACCGCAGTTAAGCATGTATACAGTCCTACTACCTTCTCTTGCCCCACCTGCTAAGAAGAGTTTCTGTAGGCAGGGCGGGGCTTCTGCTAATGGTGTCGTGTCTAACGCTGTTTTAATAGCTTTTGGTGTTGTACGTAACGCCATAGTGTTTGCAAGAAATATTGACAACGGCAATTCTTTACCGTCGCTACTATAAGCGTAACGTTTTGTTTTCTCTGCATTATAATAAGGTAAATTTATCCAGTTGCCCCCGCCACCTTCTGCTAACGCTGTTTGCTTTGGAAATATCTCCGTATCTGCTGGCAGTCCGAGCAACTCCCTTACGTTGTCCATTAATGGTATCGCTGTAGCTGCTTTTATTGGAGGATTGAAGAAGCAATAAAGGTGTAAGCCACCGCTCTTGCTCCTACAACCAACCAAGGGCAACTTAGCTTTCTGTAGCATAGTTAAATACTTAACAGGGTCTAATGGATACTCGTCAACGTCAATAGCTGCAAAAGAAACGAAACCTTCCCTATTTATTGGCACTATACCAAGGCTAACTTCGCCATGTAGGTGCTTTAAATAAGTAACGTCAGCTAAAGGTTCGGTTTTTGTGAATGATTTACCTTTAGCTTTCTCGCCATCTTTTGTAACTTTCTCAGGGATGTGTATACCATATGAATCTTTGCTACCTGCAAACAACGTAGCAAAGTCATTTGAAAACTGTCGCAGTTGTTTCATAGTGTAGCCTAATTTTTAGAGAATGTGTAGTAGTAAGCCTGCCAAAGGTTATTTTGACTTAGGTAGTCAAAGAAGTTGCTTATTTTTAACCTGATAATTCTCTCAAGTTCAGCTTGGTCTGGCGCATGGTAGTAAATATCGTGTACTGCTTGGATCGTTATCGCATCTTCATTAGCCCACTGTACGACAAGATACTTAAACTCAGGCACTTGGCGTATATAAGAGTAAATTAGGTGCTGATGCCCGTTTAGGTATTTACTCTCACCTTTATAGTTCAACGTAGTCTTCAAATCAATGGTAAGGGTAGGGAAAGTAACGTCGCAGTAGCCAAATAAAAATACTTTTTGTCGGTCAATCTCCATTTTCTTTGATAATTTCTCTTGGAACGTGCCACCTATGCACTCTGATACAACTTTTTGAAATAACTCTGATCCTTGCTTTACTGGATTAGTTTTAAACCGTTTATTGTGGTGTGCATTACAAACTCGCACAACTGTGTCCTCAAACGATTGCCCTTTTTTTACCCACGCAGGGTAATCTACTTTTTCTCTTCTGAGTTTAGCTAAAAATCCTTCTTCGGCCCTTACTGTCCAAGATGGGGGTGCGCTCTTAGCAAATTCATATGAATCTAAAATCGTCGGTGTAACTAAGCATTGTCCGAACATAACTTTCGTCTCCTAATATGAGCAACTTGCTACCTTTAGCAACGATAAGCAAGTAACATTGTTTCTTTATAAGCGCTTGAAGCATAAAGGGTATCTGTCCAGGTTGCCATGTCATGTTGTCAAGTACGCTGGTAAGCTTCTTCGTCTTCAACATCTTAGCTTCTATCAAAACGTACTCACTTCCTTTTAAACATAAACAATCTGGAAAACCTATCTGATTTGTGGTATCTACACGTATAAACTTCCAACCTGCTTTGTTATAAACCTGCTTAATATACTTGTAGACCTTCGTTTCAAGCGAAAAAGAACGTGCGGCCTGTACTTCTGCACAAGCCACACGTAAACCCATCACTTCATAACTGTCAACGCTCATTCTCAAGGTAAATCTCTTCAACTGACTTATTGCATATTTTACACACAACATGCTCATTTGGCCCTAAGTGAGCTTTGATATGTGCAACAAACTTCTCGGCAGCTTCAATATTAATTTTGATCCTACTTGACTTCATACTTTCACTACAAGTAGCGAAGCATATAGGGTACAACATTCGTTGAAACCAGTTTCGTTCTACAATCAGTCTGTCTGCTGTGTCATTATGCCATACAATAAATCGCTCTTTTCTTAAAGGATTAAACATAGACCTCCTTCTAATACGGAACTTCGCCATTCTTAGCCACCGCAGGTTTACCGGAATCCTGCTCTAAGAGATTATAGTCAATGGTCTTGTTCGGCAATTCTTTACGTGTCTCGGTTACGCAGGACAACTGCTCCTGTGTAACAAAGCTTTCAAGAGTGAATTTAGGGCCGACCCATTCACCTTTGTCATTTTTCATTTCCATTACTTCGTAGTTCCATACCATGAAGAACGGGAGCGCACGTTGTGTCGTACCTGGAATCATTGTTGAGCGCAGGTTCCTGTTAAGCTTTTTGGCTTCCTTCAACTGACTGGAAGACAAGCTAAAGATACAAACTCCGTCTTCAAGATAGTCTGGAAGGATAACGTAATACACGTAGGTGTCCATGAACTCGTTACCGTTGGCAGGGTTCACGATCTTCCAACCATCGTCAGAAATCAGGTCGTCACCGATACGTTTTTCAACGGATTCGATAGAGTGTACACCTGCGAACCCACCACGGTTAGGTCGCCATTCGATATAGTAGCGTTCAAACTTACCAACCACGAAACGTAATGGTGTCTTATAAAGATGATTGTTAATGGTATTAAGCAGCATACCAACTTCTGCATCTTCCATGTAAGCGTCCTGTGTCTTACGTACCTGTGGGGAAAGCTCTTGCAGCATACGAATAAACGGTACGGATTGGGTATCACCGCTCATGTCCTCAAAGCCGCCTGTGTCGCCTTCAAAATTCTCAAACATTTTGTTCATTTCTTCGGGTGTCGCTTCTTTTTTAGCCATTGTTCGTTCTCCTTTACTTAATTGTTGTTTTGTAGTACCTATACACACTTAACATCGTTTCGTCAATATCTGCTACTGCAACCTCGGCAACGGTCTTACCGTTAATGCCACAAAGTCGCCTAATGTAAGCAGCCATAGTCGCAGGGTGTACGAACTGTTTGGGCATTGCGCTAATGTCGTACGTCTCCGCAAGGTCTTTAAGGATCATACGCAAGATGTTCTTAGGCACTTTGCCAACTTCAAGCGTTATCTTCATCATACCATCTTCGCCCCGTTCAGTAAGGAACTCGTCAAGCTTGTTATAGTCCTTAATGGAGCAAGATACGTCCTCTTTAAAACTGATCTTCTGACCGTCGGCCAGCTTCAACTCACTAAGGCCCACTTCCATCATTGCGTTTGGAATGTCCTCTTGAGATACTTTGTTAAATAGTTTCTTTGCTTCTTTAGCCAGTTGCTCTAACTGAGTATACTCAGCTTTACGTTGCTTCCATTCCTCTGCTAATGCTGTGATTGTCAATAGAGAGTCTGTCTGTTGTGCGCTCTCTTCTTGCTGTGCTGCCTGTTGTAAATGGTCTAAGCTCATGGTGTCTCCTTCTGTAGTGTACACTACAATTAACGGTTGACCTTTTTAACCGCATTGTTCATCGTGTCTGTAAACTTGGTGTCGTAACCTCTTGTCATTAAATACTTGTTCAAATTTCTTAATACAAACCTCCTTGCAAGTTTAACGCTTTTAAACGCAGTCCTATTACTCTTTCGCTTCTTGCCATTCTTACGTCTGTTCTTTGATACTGGCATAGTGTCTCCTTATAATTTAAACACTTCGTTAATAGCCTTGTTTACGAAAATGTCATTGATGTCCTTGCCTTCTTGTAATACCTCTAATACATTGTCTTCAAAACTAATATCGCTTAACAGGTCTTTGTATATAGGGCTTTTAACTGTTGTTATCCTACGTCCTCTTGCTTCTGCCTGTAACCTTGCTTCTGTTTTATAATTCCTACTATACCAATATTGAATACGAGCCATTTGTAAATTTAAACCGTAACCACCTACTGACGGGTTCATAACCATACCCTGCAAGTGTCCTGCTTTAAATTCCCTTATAACTCTTGTTCTTTCCTGTTTAGGTGTGTCACCATGCAACTTACCTATGTCTGTGATTCTGCTGATCTGTTTGTTTATCTCTATTACCTCTGGTGTATAGACTGCACAAATAATAAACTGCTGATCGCCTATCTCTGGTATATCTTCCATTAAATATTTCATCTTATAGTTAACGCCCTTAATGGGAGTCGTTGCAAACTTACCTTCTAAGTCTGTAAGATGACTAAAATTACCACCGCATATCTGTAAAACTCTTAAACCTATCAAGGCTTTAATGTCAATGGTCAACATTTCACCGTCGTATACTGTGGCGCTATATTTTATAAGGTCTTTGATTAACCTTTTTTGTTCGGGGTTCAATGGAAGTTTGATCTTCCTGTGTATCTTCTTAGGTATGTCGGCGCAGTCATCCAACTTAACTGCATACGTTACAGGTGCAATTTTTTCCTGTAATTTGTCCATGTTTCTAAAACGTTGGAACTTTGGCGAGTTACGTACGAACTCAAAATCATGTGCTGCTATACCAAAACGCTTTTGAACCATAGCCGGTACTGCTTCGTGCAATCGTCCTTGAAACGTGTTCTTAGCTATTATCTTTTTAATACTGTCGTACGTATCTCTGTCAAGGGTCATTTCCCTTGTCATTAATCTACCCTTGACCTTAAACTTTTTGTCAATACGTACGGAGTGTGCTGCCTTAAACACTACATAACCGCAATTAAAATAATTTTGTGTGAGAAAATCGAATTGTGACCACAAATCTACGGGGCTTTTGCTTGCAGGTGTCCCACTCATTATCATACGAAAGGAGTTAGGGTACGTATGCCTTAATGCCACGATATGCTTTACGCTTATAGCATCTGGATTCTTTATCCTACTGGATTCATCCACTATTATAATGGGTGCTTTGTTACTTGTAGATAGGAACTGTTGTATAAGGTCTTGGCCTTTATTACCTACAAAGGTTTCAAAGTGAATACAAAGTATGTGCAAACCTTCTGCGTACTTAGCTGACATGATAAAATTGTCAAGTTTCCTGAGAGCTTTTTGCGTACTTTTAGCCTCAAATGCGTGTGTTTTGTAGTGTACACCACAATGCTCTGGCAACTGCTCGTCTACCCATTGCTCTCCAACTACTGACGGAGCTATAATAACTACTCTATCTGATCCAATGGTGTTAAGCTTATGGATAAACCAGTCAATAGCGATACGTGTCTTGCCGGTTCCCATGTCCGCAAACAATGCTGCGTACTGCAATGGGTTAAGTTTATTGTTTGCTGTTACTTGATGTGGGAATGGTTCGGGGATCATTGAGATATGCCCTCTCTGTATTTTAATATAGCCTTCAATGTAAGTTGCATACTTTTAGGCAAAGCATCCATACGTATAAACTCTACGCCTTTTGGCCCATGTTTAGGTACATGGTCTGGAGTGTACCAAACAAGCTCGTACATATTACACTCAGTTATTACCACTCTTTCAGGCAGTTCTTTAGGTTTCATTAGAATTTCTCCCTACCTACCCATAATAGTAGTTGTTTAAGTGTTGCGCTCTCGCAAAATAGCATTATAAGGGCTGTGTCGTCTGTAATATTTACTCGCTCATTCTTTAATAAGTGAACAAGGTCATTAAACCATAAACTAAACATTAGAATTTTACCCCCTCTATCTCATTAAGCTCCATTATACAATCTCTTGGATTCTTATCTTTCCTAACGCCCCTGCTCCAAGCAACTTTAGCATGAAGTAACCGCCTGTTGCGTGCTGATAAATCCTGCCCGTCGCATACAACTACTTTACCTAACCATGCTTCCGGGTCATTGGTCAACTGCTTACGCATATGATCCGGTATACTTGTAACCTTGGCTATTACGTGTTCGTTAAGTTCGTCACCTTCCTTAAGGTATAAAGACAACTCAACTCCACCGATAAGGTTAAGCTTAGACCATTCAGGTGTTTCAAACGTACGTGTTATAAAGGCGTCTATATCGTCGCCCACCATATCGCTGTGACTTCGTTTAACCTTGATCTGGTGCGTACGCAGTCTGCTGCCTGGAGTATACAACGCCATCTTATGCTTTAATATAACCCCTTCTCCACCTTCCTTCCATATCTTATGACAGTAGGCTTTCTTTTTTTGTGCAACTATTTTAACGTGTAAAAATTGCCATAATGCGCACTCTGTAGGTAGCTGTAAAAGTAATACGCTTTCAATGGCATCGAGTTTCCTACCATAATAAGGTTGCATTAATTGTTTTGGGTCAATGCGATCAAATACATTAAATAACAATGTTGCTTCTTCCTGCATACGTCTTGCCCTATCTGCATTGCTGCCTAATATCTCTTGTACACGTATAAGGCTTGCATGGTCAGACAGCATTTCATCACCGTCCTTGACAGTAACTTCACAATCAAGTATACACGTACGCCCTATCAGTCCTGAAAAATTGCTGGACGTTGCTGGATAGTTTTTTGTGTAAGGGGCTTTATTAGGTTTTAAAATGATATGCTTAGTGTAGTCGGTAGGTAGAAAATTGACTGTTGACAGGTTGCCACCCCAAAACCTTGGAGTAGTGTTAGGTATAAAGGTTATCATCATGCGCCAACCATTAATCTTGCGCTCTGCTAACCATTCATTGTCGTCCTGTAATACGTCCTCTTGTTGATATGGTCTTAATTGATTAAACCTATAAGCTTTCATAGGTGTCCATGCTCTTCTAAGCATCATGTGTTTATAGTCGTCCGAGCCTTTAACGTAGTCTCGTTTTAAAAAGTGGTCGCCTATACAGGTTTCAAGGTCACGTGCTACTATTTGATGATTACGGCCTGTGCCTGTCCTTGGTAGCCTAATGCTACTGGCCTCTATTATCTTTATTAAATCTCCAATTCTAAGCGGCATACTTAGCTCCTTTATATAATGCTCATAATCTTTAATGCTACTATAGTTGTGGCGAATACTCCAACAACTATAATAGATGTAATTGTGAATACTTTTAACATTAGCGTAAATCCGTCAGTATACCAAATCCAACCAAGTAGCGCATAAACTGGTGAAGCCATTACGAAAAGCCCAAGCGTTAGTTTCATTTGTTGTCGCTCCTTTTGTAGTGTACACTACAATTATTAATGACAGCAATCGACGCACTCACCGTCAATATGTGCTGCGTGTTTATGACATACTTTACACATACTGTCGTCTGTGAACTTCTCGCCTTTGATACGGCCTATTACGTACGCTATAACCATGATAGTTAAAAATACGTATACCTCACCTACTTCGTTAAGTGTATCAATGAAAAATTGCATTTGTCGCTCCTTAAAAGTATGTGTTTGTTTATGCTATATGTGCTATAACCATGCTTCTAATCTACTCCTATTCTTATGGCTTGTCAAGGAAAAAATAAAATAATTTCCTGTGGGCTGAAAGCCTTTATCCATAGGGGTCTTCGGATTTTTGGTATGGGTTTAAAAAAGGTGGGACTATGGTACTCGGAAAGTCTGAAACGAGCATTTAGGCTATGCTCTGGGGCCTGTTTTTCGAGGGTTTTTCATTTTCGGGCATAGAAAAGGCCATGACTTCGGAAGTCATGGCCTTGTTAAAGGTTATGGGTCAAGTGTTACTCTTCTTCGGAGTCCTCGTCCTTGGCTGCCTTTGCAGCATCAATGAGGGCCGTTACTGACAGGATAGCGAAGTCTGGGCTTTCCACATGGGCAGCAATGGACGGAATCAGATTGTCAGTTGAAAAACCTTCGGGCATCAATGGACCTTTGTCAACATATGTCCAGGTGCATTCACCGGAATCATAAGCAATCCACATTCTGTCCTCAGGTTGGGCCAGTTTCAAGCAATGGTTTACCTTTGCTTTCATCTCATTCGGGCCGACCTTGAGAGCCTTGAAAATATCCAATTCGGAAAGAACGTCTTTGTTTTCAAAGAGTGCTTCAATTTCAAGGGCTATGGTACTGGTTGCCTGTCTTGCCATAGGTGCAAGAGTCTTTAATGCTTCCTGGATAGCGCCTGGAAGTTCGCCAAAGGCAGCAGCATTAAAGAAACCTCTAACTGTCTCTTTCGCATTACGAATAGCTGCATTTCTTGCTCTGTCTCTTTCGATCTGTTCGGGTGTCTTGGTAGCCATTTTTTTAACTCCTTATAAGGGTTGTTGTTTGTGGGCATTGCTGCCCGATGATTCAATCTACTAAATGCTTAAACGTTTGTCAAGCTTTATTTTATTTTTATTTTGGTTCATCGTCCTTAAGGTTATAACCTACAACTGCCCCTAAATTAAAGGCCAGTATAACAAGAAAAATAGCTATCAAAATCGTTTCCATACTTTGCGCTCCTATATAATAAGGTATAATCATGCTGTTAAAAATTCCTTGACTACTCCATCAGAATCCGGTGGAAAGGTAATAGAGCCTATATTCTGTGGATCAATAACGTTATGCACTCCTTGCTTGATCTGTGAAAAACCCCACCTTGTTTTGTTGTCATAAGCAAGATTAATCATGCTGAACATATCGCCTTCGCTGTTAGTAAGAAAAATAATGCCTTGATTGTCAATTTGATTGGTCACTGTTAAATGTAATTTGTTTTCTTTCATTGTCTTTAATCTCCTATTTAACTGTTAATTAGTTGTGTCAACACACACGTATATTATTAAAGCAACGTACCAAGGTGTAAAGTCAAAACCTACCAGTAAAATTAAAACTGTTAAGAGTAGTATAGTATTATGCTCTTTTAATGGGTTCATATTTAAAATCATAGTGGTACGTTCCGCTATAGTGCTTAAAGCAACGTCCATCATAGTTGTATTTCGTATAGCGTGGGTTCAAGTGATAGTAAAGCCATCTAAGACGCAACGCTATACGTACGGAAAGGATTAAAAAGGTTCTCATGGTTTGTTTACTCCTATTTAAAAGTTTGTGGGTAATTGTGGTGTACACCACAATTACCCGTTTAGATTAGCTCTCGATCATGGTTTGCATATCAGTACCACATATAAGATATGCGTTAGCCTTACCCCACATAGAAAGTCCACATACAGGACACTGGTACTTTGTTCTCTTTCCGGCTGTCTTTGTTTTAGGTTCTCTTTGCTTTACTGGTATCAGTACAGGTGCTTCGCCATCTTGAGGCGCTCCATTACTGTCAATGTCAATCACGTGCTTGGCGGTGTATGCAAGGTCGGTCGGTATCTTAGCTATTGCCATTTCAGCAAGACCTTTGGGCCTTAAGCTTGTACTAACTGACTGTCCAGTAGTTTGACCTTCTACTGCATCCTTGTCGTGAACCTGTATGTCAAGGCCCAGTTCTTCACACCTATTAGCGAACTCTTTATTATGGTAGCCTTTACGTCCGCCCAAACCTTTATGTGATAGTTCAAGGTGTAATAGTTCATGGATTAAAACGTTATAAAGGATTAAAGGATCAGGTTCAACAAGCAAATTTGAGTTAATACCAATCTCAGGTATTGACTGCCCGTCGTTGCCTTCCCATTGATCCTTTGCATGATACCCTCCAATGACCTTGTTATTGCGTGTTAATGTCACATAACATGGTGGCAATTCACCATTAAATAATAGGGCATCAAGATAGTTTGTTATCTCTTGCAAGCTTTCAGCCATTTTTACGGTAGGTTCAAGTTCGTTAGTCATTTGTTATACTCCTTTTATTATAGCGTTGTTTGATTGGATTCTTGATCCGAATATAATAAGTTCTTCATTCATTGGGAAATATTGTTCAGCATTAAGTAAGTCACGTGGTGAACCGTTGCCGAACGTTGACGTGCCTACAAAATAATCCATAATGACATTTATAAAGCTATTACATGTTTCATTGGTTTTAAGCGCACCCCATATGGACGGAAAAATAGAATCGTTATAATCTTTTACCATAATAAATATGTTCAATGGTTTTTTAAGTTCTGGTATGCGTTGCGACGTTACTCCAACGATTTGAACTGGTCTATCGTCGCTATCACATTGCGCTATAAGTTCATAGACTGCCTTGTGTCGCTTGACCATATAGTTCTGTGACCTTTCGCAATATGGGATTGATATATCAATTAGGATTGATAAGGCGTCATGTGTCTGTCTTAATTTTTTACGTGTCTTAAAACAACGTTTAGCGCCTGACAAATAAGAACTAACACATAAGGAACCTGATTCTCTGTTAATAGTTTTCCAAGCCTTTTTAGGTGCGTACGCGTTGTCGTATATATCATCAAAGTTATCTTCCGCCTTTACTTTGTCTTGCATAGCGTCACTCCATTCATCCCAGTGGTGGAGTGCAGGACTATCGTCTTTATAAAAAGATTGGGTATGGTCTCTTTGTAGGCAATGAGACACTATATCAAGACCATTGATCCAAAGTTCATTGGACCTTGGCATGGTATTCGTTAGGTATTCGTTAGGTGTTAACATTAGAAAGGCGCCTCCTCTTTTGTTTCATCAGTTATAACTGCTTCACGTGTGCTTTCAAGTTTATCCATACCAATCTTTTTCAATTCCATATTGGATAGTTGCTCAAGAAAACAAGCTTGGAAAGCTATTGCAGGATCAAGGCCGACTATAACAAGTTCAACACAAGTATGTAGCCTACGTGTGGACGGATCAAAGGAAATATTTGCCGCTTGTAGTTCATACCTAAGCTTTTTAAGCCATGCAATAATATCATCGCTATGAAGCTTGGGGAGTCTATTGACTATGTTGCGCTCAACTTCGGTACTATAACCATGCGTAAACATTGCAAATCTATCTAATGTACTACCGTCCGCTTTCCCTGCCCCTACGTAATTTCGATCGTTGTTGCGCCCGTCTACGTTGGACGTTGCAAGTATACGCGCCTTTTCATGTACTTTGACTATCCCTGCCAAAGTCTCTATATAGCGTTGTTTTGGTTCAAGTAAACCATTTAAACCCATAAGTATTCCTGATTCTGTGGCGAAAATCTCGTCAATCATACAAAGACAAGGTGTTTGCAATTTTACCATAAATTCCGCAAGCTTAAACTCTGAAAAGTTTTGGCCGGATTCTGGATCAACTGATATTTTAGGCGATCCGATAAGGTCTTCTTTGGTAGTATCTTCGGCGCAAGATTGTACGAAAAAATCTAAGCCTAATTGCTTAGCTAACTCTTTACCCATAAGGCTTTTCCCCGATCCGGCCGGACCTTTGATAAGGACGTTGGCGTTTTTGGCTTTCAATGCAGTTAGAATAGTGTCAAAGTTTTCAGGCTTATAATATTCTTTAGATACTTTTGCAGGTTTGAACTCTGGCTGTTTACTGTCGAATAGGTCTTTTATATGCGTTGCACCCTTGCAAACAGGGAAAACGGTCTCTATAACGGTGTCAATGTCCATATCTTGAGTGATACTGACAGTCTTGATGACCTCTTTTTCAATAGTGACCTCTACTTCTTTTATAATCTCTTTGACTTCGGTCTTGATCGTTTCTTTGGGCGCAATGATGTTGAACTCGAATTTAGGTGAGTATGGTTTTAATAAAGTACGTACGTGGAGACGATTATACTCTGATTTGTCGCTTTCCCATTGGTTAATGGCATTGATAAGGGGTTCCGCTTGGTAACTTTTTAGCGTGGTTTTTAGCCATGCTATGGGGCGTGATTGACTGTTGCGCACTTCAAAACCCCAAAGGGTTTTTGCTTGTTTTGGTGTCATGGTGGGTTCCTTTGTTTGGGTTTGTGGTTTATCTGTCAAGTGAGTATACAACAATATTAGTTTGATCCGTATCTGGGATGTCATCTATAATAATAAAAACTGCCTGGTATAAGGGTGTTTCGGTCATAGTGATATAAAGACTCTTACCAGTCAATGATAAGTAAGAATAGCCATTTGTTGTGGCAAATTTTAGACTGTTAATATTGGTATTAGTTAATTGCCTGTGGCCTAAAATGTTAGCAGTGTCAACATGGTTTAATACGTGGTTAATAGTGGTAAACTTCTCAGACTGTTTAATAAAACATGATCCGTGGTAGTTAAGGTTATTGTTAAGGGCTGTCTTAGTGAAGAGTGTCTTAGTGATAGTTGTTAGCGGTTGCGTGGTTTGAATGTTTGTAAGTTCTTTCATGGTTAGTTCCTTGTTTGGGTTAGTGTTTGCGTGCATACTATAATAGTAATGCAGGTAGCGTGCCAAAGTATGCTAAGTGTGTGTAATAGTATGTTAAGTATGTGTAATAGTTAAGGATATTGATGGGTGAAGTTAATTGTACGTAGTAAAGGTTTTGGCATGGTTGGCTGATATCAACCACGCGTGGCTAATATTAACCAATGTTGGGTGCGCTACACTATTGACAGGGTTTACAAGCTTTACAGCTAACTTATAAGAGTAGCGCTTATAATAAGGTATAAGTTGGATTGTTGGGTAGTGGGTGCGCTACGTACACGCTGAAAAACGTCTCTTTTTTTTTGTATTCAATTTTTTGAAAA